GCCCCATCAAGGAAGACTGATGCCACCCATGTTTTTGCATCGGAGATGAGTTGGTCATTCCACACGGCAACATCAAAAATGTCTTCTGCTTTAATTCCTTCGCCAGAATCCCATTTTTCTTTAACCTTCTTAGAGGCTGCCTTCTCAATCGTCACTCGCTCTTGGCGCTTCAGCATTGAACCAATCTGGAGAGCGACGCTCTGCTCAAGACGGGTAATCTGGCGCGTGCGGCGTACTCCAATATCCTCGGAGGACTTTGATTCCTCAATATCATGAGCCAAAGGAGTTAGCGGTGGCGTAAAAATTGGTCTTGGGGTTGGGGGATTAGTCGGTTCTATTGAATCGTTTGGTCGCGAGTTTGGCGTTGAATTAGGCAACGCTGGGTCTGGTGCATCTGCAGGACGGCGACCTGGCCTTTGATTTGGGTTTAATGGAGCACCATCTTCTGGTGCTTGCTGACCACCTGTATTTGTCTGCATAACAACTGGCGAGAGGTTTGTTGGGATAAGCAACTCGTCGATTCCAACACCTTCGCGTCCAGTCAGTTCGCGGTATTCATCGATTGAAATTGCACCCTGCTTCAACTCTTCTAGATGGAATCGGGCACGCTCTCGGTCATCACGACTAAGGATTGCTACTGACGAAAGGTCGTAGGCAAAATATGTCTTAGGGTCTTCATCTAGTTTGTCAAATGCGCGCTCAAGAAGCGTTAGGTGAGGGACCATCGTCTCTCGCCAAAATACCTCTAGTTCAACATCGGCATTAGCAAATGTTCTGTTAGATGCATTGCCAATTACTGATTCTGGAACACCAAAAGCGAGAAGAATCTCCTCTTTGTTCATTTGGCGTGCTTCAATATATTGAGCATCCCTTTGGCTAGTTGATGTATCAATAAACTTTGCGTCTTCTGCCGACATTACTGTCAGACGACCAGCGCCACCAATATTTGAGCCAGTGCTTCCCTTGAAGCGGCGCTGAATTTCTTCTGCCTGCTCTTCTTCCATGTCTCCGTTGATTACAAGAATTCCGCCTGGTCGACCATCGTTAACCATAAAGTTGCGATTGAATACCTTTGCGTAGTAGTCATACTCAATTGCAAGTCCAGCAGATTCAAGTGGCGTCTGTCCTTTGAATGGGTCAATTGGGTGTGGTACTCGTGCCCAAATTACATCTTTAGAATCAATAATTCTTTTTGGAGTATTCGGATATTCAACAGAGAATCCAGAAACAAATCGGTCTGGGTCTGGAATCGGGAATGTGTATTGCGGTGGAAGCAAAACTAGTGCCGCTACTTCACCCATTCGATTACGAATAATTTCAACGAACGCACCGCGCTGCGAAAGCAACAACTGCGATGACAGCATAAAGCGGAATGAAAAAGCATCTTGACCAGGGTTTGCATTGCGATTCATAATCTGCAAAATTGGGTCGTCGTATGTTAGTTCGCCAATTCTCCAGTCGCCTTTTCTGATTGCGATTGGGAGAGATGCAGCGTTTGCTGAAATTGCGTAAACTGCTTTGTAAACCCAAGTAACTCTGTCAAGTGCTTGTGTTACTGAGCGCTCCAAGTCCCAGCCATCTTTGTATGGCTTTAGGGGGCGGCCAGGACCGCTTGATGGTGCGTAAAACTGTTTCTTATCTGGGGCTACAAAACCTTGTTGGTCGTGTGTGTTAAATGAGCGAAGGAATGCCATTTACTACCCTCTCTCGTATCCAAATAAAATACCGATACCGATTAGACACGCCGCAATTACGCATACTCCAGCAATGTCGCTATACATGAAACCAGCAGTGGAAGCGGAAGCCACACCACCAGCGATGGCGGTAGTGGAAATTCTTCCCCGCAAATCAATGTTCAACTTGGGCGATATAAACCAAACTAGGCCAGCCATAAATACTGCTACTGCTAGACCTATATACATACCGAAATCCTCTTTTGAATTAGCCGTGCCAATTTCATATACCAACACTAAGTTACACTAAATTTTCATAGAATTGTTTGCGTGTCACGGGATAAGTCGTTCCCACTAACCCTCCCGTGACACACAAATTCAATCAGAATGGCGGTTCGTCATCAAGAAACGATGCCGCTGCTGGCTTCTTGCCAGTATTCTGGTACTGCTGACCGCTCTGCGCGGCTGGATTTCCAGACTTTTCTACGCCTTGTACTGTTGCTTTTCGCAGTGAAACTGCAATGTCATCAGCAATAACTACAACCTTTTTCTTGGTTGAGCCGTCGTTTTTGTCTGTCCATTCCTGCTGTTCTAGTCGTCCAACCACAACAACCTTATTGCCCTTGCTTAGGCTGGCTGCTGCGTTGTCTGCTAGTTCTCCCCACGCTGTGAGGTCAAAGAATGATGTTTGCTCTTCCCAGTTATCTTGCTTGTCCCGCCAACGGCGAGTGACAGCAATACCTACTGTTAATAGCGAAGAACCAGTCTTCGTTGACTTAAGAACTGGGTCTGCTGTGAGATTTCCAGTCATTGTTACCTGTGTGCTCATTTTTCTCCTGATTTTTCTTTTTCCTGATTTTTCATGTCTAACAAGAACCAGCCTCTAATCCACATGATTGCAATTATGGAATAACCACAAATGTCAAGCCATGTGTCTTTTACAGGCTCAAAAAGTACGGGGCCGTCAAAGCCACGCAGGTTCTTGAGTCTTTCCAACTTATCATTCATGCGAATGACAATGCCTGGAACCTCGAAACGGGCGATGTTTCCATGCCCGTACATCTTTTGTTTTCCCACAACAGTTGTATACACAAATGCTGCTGAAGCCTTATGGTCTTCTTTCCCGACCAAAGAATACCCATGTAGACCAGCAACTGCAAGATTAAAAAACATTTCCTCAAGGAAGTCTGGGTCTACATCTTTAGTGTGAAATGCCAAGTCTACAATTTCGTCAAAGTTCTTTTGAACAAAATCATTGACTTTAGATTCGCTCTTGCTTTTTGCAATCTCGTACTGTTTGCACTTATCAGCAATTTCATTTACTACTAAAGCAGCGGCGCTTTCCCAATTTCCTGGAGTAATATCTTTTCTCACATCAGCCCCTTGTTTTGTATTGGGGCAAGCATAGCAGTTTTAGACTGCCTAGATTCCCATTCGAATGTTCTGCGCAAGGCTAAGAATGTAGCAAAAATATCATCGTCAATTCGCAACGGTTGGTATGACCACTTATCTGGACGAAGTAGCAGTGCCGCCCCGCCATCTACCTTTGGCATTGGTATCTCATTGTCTCCATCAAAAATAACATCGGCGTTTGCATATGCTGCTAATTGAAGTGCAACCTTTGCCGAGATTCCAGAGCGTGTTGTCTTAAAGTCGAGCAGAATCTTTTTATCGTTAATCTTGCAGATTGCATCAAAAGAACCTGCATAGTTGTGAGTGATGGAAAATATTGACTTCTCCACATGAATCCACTCTGGCTCAAAACGCTTCTCAAATTCCCAGAAACCATGTAGGTATGGAAGCAGGTCATCATCATACTTATAGTTTGGGTCAATAATTAACTGCTCGATAGCCTCGTGGACTCGTGTTCCAGTATCTGCTGCCTTATTCAACTCTCGTTCTGCAGCAGCCTTGAGCCAATCAATCGCCTTGACTTTTCCTCCAGCACTGCCCAACAGGGAGTCAATGTGCTCGCGCTCGTTAATCGCTGCTTCTGCTGTCACCTTGCTATTCCACTTTGGAAGATACGGAGAAGGGAGCATTCCTACAATTGATGTGACGCTTGGAGCAACCATGTTTTTAATGTTTGGATGCTTGTAGTGTCGATTTCCATTTATTGAAACTGTCTGGACTTTTGGATTTGTCATTTGTAAATTCTGTCCTTGTCAATTGTTTTTTGATACTCAGACCAATCAGCCTGGTATATATATTGTGTTGAACTTGCTCTCTTGTACAAATCTAAACCACGATTCATTACAAGATACTCTGGAGTAGGGTAAACAAACTCTAGTTCTTTGCCATCGAATGAACCACCAATAAAGGTTATGTCAATTCTAGTTGGCGTTTTTGATGATGCTTTTTTAGTTGCCACTACTTGAGGTGCTGTGCAGTCTGAACAATTTTATTAAAATCTGATTGCATCTGCTCAACTAGTTTTGCCAACTTTGTAACAAAAGACTTGTCCATTACGACCATGTCTGTTGTCTTGTCTACTTCAAGCGCGGCGAGGTGGTCTTTAATCTTTTTCAATTTATTGTTGAATGAGTCTGAAGCACCGTTCATCTCGCGTGCTAAAACAACTGTATTCACATCATTGAGATTAAAATTTGATGAGATACTAACTGCGCCATCTTGGCCAGTCACTCTGTTTGCTGGAATCGAGAACTCATCTCGACCCATGTCGAATCCTGAAACTTTTGACATATATTCTCCTGTTGGTCTAAGTGTATATTAATTTTGCGGTTTAAACAAGTCGGCCCATTGTGCGTTCTTAATTTGCTCTTGTTCAAGCATATCCTGCAATTTATCAAATGCTTCAGAATACTCAAAAACCATAGTTTTCATGTCTATGAGCAAATCCATGATTATCTCAATTTGGGATGGGTAGAAATGGACAGCGGCAGAATTCTTGAATGCTAAATATGTATTCAGGTCCTCAATTACATCTTCGCACCTAACAATGCTGGCTAGGTACTTATTTGAGTCCTTCATTTGACCTACTAAATCATTATTGCTCTTCACTGCTTCCTCCAATTGAGTCATATTTTTTATTGATTAACATATCCATAACATGCCTAGGCTTTAAAATAAATCCTCTTGCTGGGTTGTCACTGCCCTCGGCAAAATTGCGCTTTGTTTCTTCGTTGAATAAATGCTTATTGAGTCTCAGATACCTTTTGAGTCTTTCAACATGGACGATTGTCATTCCGCCATCGAGAGCATAAACATACACCCACCACTCTGCCTTGGTTACATTGATTCCGCTTTTCTTCCATCCCTTCAGACCTGGATTCTGGTCTGTTTCAATGACCATATTTCCATTCCTATATCTGTCGGTCTTTATTTCAAATGAGCCATTAACGAGTGCATCCAACATTGTGGCAACAAGTGTTTCTCCAACTTGTCCATACTGAAGGTCGTCTTTAAAATTAAACTGTTTTACTTCCGAAGATGGCTCAATATCAAAGTCGGGGTTGTATCCAGAGACCTTTTTAAAACTACTCACCACTGACCAGTTTTCTCAAGGTATGTTTTCCGTCCCTTGTAAGAAGATTTGCTTGCAAGTTTTGCCCTTCGCTTCTGTTCGCTCTCGGACAAGGTGATTAATTTTAACTCTCCTTCTGGAGTTATCTGAAAGTAGTCAACTCCTTTTATTAAACGATGATAGAGATAGCCGCAGACTAATAGAAACTCAAAACACTCACCAGAAGAACGACGCATGTCGTAATTATCTGCGTGAAAGTTAACCCAGTCATCCCACTTAAATGCCTTTTTCTTAAACTTTGCATATAACAACACCCTGTGCGTACCGCTGTGGTACTTGATACTTCCAGCGCCTGCTTTCTTGAGTGCTTCTTTGCGTAATTTTTCCAACTTTTTACCAGTTGGCATTGTTGTTCTTGCGCTTCCCATTGTTTTCCTAACTGTTTGTTTGGTTGAGTATAGGTGGTGTCAGAAAAATGACAACCTAGTTTTCTATTTTTGATGTGTTAAGCAAGACAAGCATGTCACATGTTTTTGATGTACGGATACTGACATGTCTTTCCCGACATACATCCCGCACGCTGTGGTTGCTATTACTTCTTTACTTGCTTCAGTACGCTCGACAACTTCATACCTTGCCATATGTATAAGAAGAGCCATGAATAAAAGGTATCACAGTTTGTAGACGCTCCAGTTGCCTAGTTGACCCTTGGAGTTATCCATTAGCCACTTTGCAAACTTGACATTGCAGACTGGGTCTTTTAGGCCCTGCATGTGATTGTCCACTGCGTCTTCACCGCACACGCCCTTGACTGCTGTGTACCAACTGGAGTTGACCTGCAGGAGGCCAGTGTCATAACTTCCGTTCTTGTTCAAAGCGTAAGTCATTTTTCCATTCTTCCAAGTTGCGTTCTGTGCTTTTGGATTGCAACCACTCTCGCGCCATGCAATGTACGAGAACACATCTACTGGAAGACCGAACTCAGCAAACAGTGGCTCCCACATCGGGCAACGCTTTGCTGGGTCATATGAGATGTTGTAGCGAGGTGTGTTCTGCTTAGGAACATTTGCAGTTGGAAGGCCGCGTGCCTCAAGTGCCTCAATATGTTCCCTGCGGGTAATCATTCCGTAGTGACCGTCTACAGCGACGGTTCCTATGACCTTTTGGAGGTCTGCTACTCGCTTGGATACTTCATTCAACTTAAACTTCTGCCTGAGAATTGCTTCGGCCGCTACTTGGTCCAGGACTTGGGGTTGAGTTACTTCCGCGACTACTGCCACGGGTGCGCCTTGTGCGCTCACTGAGTTGTTTACTTGATTCCCGACCCACCCAAATGTTGCGGTAAGCCAGATTGCCAATGTGGTAATTAAAGGTTTTGATATCAATAGTCTCTCCTACTGTCGGCCCTCCTTCGGTGGTAAAGACTTAGTAAGACCAAGTCTTTCCGCTTCGGCGGGGTTGTCATGTTTCCAGCGGTGGTGCATACGGCACAACACTTGGCAGTTACTCGGGTCTAAATGGTCGCCTCCGCGACCTCTCGGGATAACTTCGTCCACATCAAGTGGACCTGAACATGACAGATATGTTACCAAAAATTTCGCTTGACACAACCCCATATCGCGTTCAAGGACTATACGACGGACCTCTGCGCGTTGCGGGGCTTGGCTTTTAGTCTTTTTAGAAATTTGAGAAATCTTTTTTTTATTTTGTTTTACTGGTGTTCTACGCAACAATGGTGCGGAATTATCTCCACACCCTTTAATTCTATTTAAACCATCAGTTGATTCTTTTAATGTTCCAAACTTTGGACAATCTTGAAAAGAGCATTTATCTTTTCTCCCTTCACAATCACCCTTCATTAAAGAATAATCCTCACGGATGCTTTCTTCTTCCCAACTAAAGATTGAATTGCACCAGCAACTGCGTCAACTTGGTCATCGTGTGCTCCGTAAGGAAAAACTTCACATTCGTCAATGAATGGTGAGTTCCAGGATGCTCTTGCAAGCATGACATTGCCTGCTTCTGCCGCTGATGAGAATACAAGTGCGCGGTCTTTCTTTGAAACATTTGACTTCTCTCCTCGGAATATAAATCCTTGAAGAACAGTGCGCGCATAGTGGTCAATAACATTTACTCCAGACGAACCAGGTTCTTGTTCAATGATGATTGGCGTAGAGACACCGTCAATCTGTGCAGTCTGTGCAATCATCTTTTCAACTTCGTATGGTGTTCCACGGAGGCGACGAATATCCATTACAAAGTAGCGACCATCTTTCATTCCGACCAATGCACCAACTGTGTAGTCGGGGTCATTTGAGCGACTCTTTGGTGTTGCCGCCAAGTCCCAGTAACGAACTGTCTTCATTCCTTCTGGAAAGTTTCCAGTTACAGAGAATGACTCGCGCTTAAACATTCCACCCTCTTCACGGATTTCCCAGTTTCCGTCAAGCAGTCGTGCGCGTTCAATTGCGTCAAGTTCATTCAAGCCTTTGATGTATGCCTCAGAGTCAAGTGACGGGTTATCCGAAATCTTTGCTGGCATGAACTTTCGCTCTGGCTTTTTGTCAAGAATGAAACGCTCGTACACCCAGTTATTTCCTGGTCCTCCAGGGTTGGTTGCAGCACGAGTCCTTAGCGGAATATCTGCTGATGTCAACCCACAATGAGGACAAGCAGGAAGCGAATCGCTCTGCATCGGTTTACGAACACGAGAGAAGCCAACATAACGGTAAACACGGTCGGTCTTCCACTGTGTCAACTCGTCTACGCCAACAAAGTGATAAGCAAATGACTGGAACTTGTAACGGTCTTCATCTCGTTCGCAGTGGTCAAATGAAAGAGTTGCGCCAGATGGAAATGTCCATCGCTTATTAGTAGAAACATAAACAGCACCAGTACCTGCAAGCCACGCATTGCAACGGTCAATAAAGCCGTCAGGGCCAGATAACTGCGGGTATGTCTGACGCAAAAGGAGAGCAGAATAACCAGGAACACAAATGTACTGGAGTGCAGACATCAGTAGCGTGTCTGACTTTCCTCCACCTGCAGCGCCACCATAAAGTGCCTCGCGCGTTGTTGTCCAAGTCAAATAAGCCTGTTGCTTTGGGTGCATTGTGTGGGGAAACTTAAACCCACACGGCTG